GTCAACCGCACAAAGAGGCTTTCCATCCGGTCCTACTGCTGAGAAGGCGTTGTTCCAAAGAGTAGCAGCGTCAACTTTTTGAGCTTCCCTCATTGAACGGCCAGCAGCTTGTGATCTGTCGATCGCTTCGTCCATTTTGTTGTCGTCAAGTAACTCTTGAGTAATCGGAAGGATTACACCGTACTTTGAAGCGCGGTAAGTCTTGTCGAAACCTTGAACGGGAGCGTCCATTGGGTACTCTTCACCTTCAGCAACTTGACCTAAGGTCTTGATGCCAGAAGTTTGAGTAGTTTGGATGATCCCACGGTCCATAGTACGGATGTTGTAAAGCATCTCGTGTTCTGGAGTGAATTCTTCCATTGTGTCTGTAATTACTTCAGCAAGTACCGGAAGTTGATCTTCAAGAACTAAATCCGGGAACTGCTCGCGTCTCATTATAGCCATTTAAAAACTCCTCTGATTAAGGGGGTGTATTAGACTCCAGTTGAGCCGTCACCGCTACCTTTTACACTGTTATTAAGTTTACAATCAATCTTAGCAAAAGCACCTACTTCATTTCCGTCTCGATCAGAAAGTCCTAGAACTTTGAACGGGAGAGCAGCAGTTGAAGCGTAAGTAGCACCATCAAATCCGTCACCAGAACGACCAGTGCTAGGATCAGTTGTGGGAGAAGCTGCTACATCAACGTTTTGGCCTACATCAGCCGCTGCGAAAGTAGTTGCTTGTCCTTCGAATACGGATTCTGGATCATCGTAAACAAACACAGGGTGAATGCTTCCGTCTTTCCAAGTAGCAGCAGCAACACCAAGGATCTTGCCATCCGCTGCTGCATATACTGCTACCGTACCATCTGCTTGAAGTTTGACTGGTGATCCCTCAGGGATATCAGCACCAGCCGCTGCTGTGTATGGGTTTGACTCTACGCACTTTCCTCTTTTACGAGAAAGGCGAAAACCAAACTTATTGTTAACATTAGCCATTTTATATAACCTCCAAAAAACCTAAATTTGTTATTAATCTTGTTCCCCAGATACTTCCATTCCAGAAGCCCTGTCTTTTCTCTTAGATCTTGTCACACCTTCGTTAGTAGATTGCTGTTCTTTGTTCTCTTTACGTTTGGCCTTCACCACATCAATGGGAGCCCAAGCTAAAGTCTGATCGCCTCTGCGTATTGAATCGCCATCCACAACATGCGGGTGAGATTTGACCCAAGAATCCACTTCATCTGATTTCGGGAGATCGGATACTTTAAGTGTTTTCCAATGTCTCCAAGGTTTCCGTGACTGAACGTAAGCGGAAAGCCAACGTAGTTTCGCACCTCGAATTTCAAATCCTGGGTCGGTAGCATCAGTTGGCTGATGAAAGCTGACCTGTGTTTTTGTAAACGCCATAATTATCCTCTCCTCTCTCGTTTAGATCTATCGAGTTCATTAAGTTTCATCTTAAACTTTTCAAGCTTTTCTTTACTTGGGTTTGTTCTCATATAGGTTACTAAACGAGGATCATTTTCCGCAACAGACGATTTCCTTCTTGGAGCAGTCTTTGGGGTAGATGATTCACCTGACATTTCATTAACGCTGCTGCTATTTTGTCCTTTGTTTTTGTGGCCAAAACGTACAGCCGCTACCTCAGCAGCTAAATACATTGATTTAGGGTCATCTGCGGACAGTCCCATTTGACGCATGTAATTCCAAGTCTGCTGAAGATCTTTGGCAAACTTTGGATCTTGCATAGGAAAGTCCCTATGTGCTTTTTCATCCCATGTTCTACGGTTCATGTTGCCGCTGAGTCTACTTTCAAGTTGTTGATTACGTTCATCAACAATCAAACCCAAAGCCTGAGCAGGGTCAGTCCTTAGCAACTCATTTAAGTCACTTGTTGTGGGTTTCTTTTGTTTCGGTGCTAGTTGCTCTTGAAGCGCACCAAATTGGGATTGCATCATGGAGAGGACACTAGTTACCTCTCCAAGTTGCCCTTGTAACTCAGAAAAACGGTCAGGTTTTTCCTCAACTTGCTCTTCCCCTTGAGTCTCATCAACGTATTCTGAGGATGAATCCTCATGGCCCGTATCTTCGCCATTTTCAATTGTCTCTTCAGACATATCGAACTCCTATTAAATACTAAAGCAGGACAATCCTACTTTTTCTTACCTTTATCTGCGGTAAGGCTTTTTCCAGCAGCTTTTCTAGCACCTTTATAGTGTAGAAGGGACTTCTGCTGACTTTCTGCTTCGTTTTGAGCAGCGATCTTTCGAAGACTTTCTGCGTTTGGTGTAGTATTTGACATCCCTACCTCCTTAAATAGCTGGACCCGCATCAGTCGGGCCCCGCAATGGTTTTCTCTTCACTTTTTTCTTGGTTTTCTTACTGACTCTCGATCTTTCAAAAAACTGTTGATTCACGAAAGCGATAATATCGCCAATAGCTCTTATTTTACCCTGAATGACTGCTAATTCAACAGGCGAAGATGAAGTTGCTTTCATTTTTAAAATATCCAGCACATATTCATCCCGTTTTGCTTCCATAATTTTACCCAGAACCTCTACTCCTGTAGAGTCTCGGTACTCATAGAGATCATCTATGAGTTTAGACATTTGCTTTTGATTTAGTAACGCTCTTTCACCCAGGAAAGGTTCTGTTTTAGAAGACAGGTCCATTCGGTTCTCCTTGAGGCACTGACAACGGTCCCTGTCCTACAGTTCCTTGACTTGGTTCGGGCCCTGCCTGAAGTGCCGGTAACCCACCTTGGTTAGGCATCTGCGTCCCTGAAATATTTGCTACTGGATTTGGGTTCTGCATTATTTGTAGCATCTCTTGGTGTCTCATGTAAAGAGATTGAAGAGCAGCTATTGATTTAGGATCCGTTATGAGTCCGAAAAGCTTGGACTCCATGAAATGATCTATCTCTTTAAGTGCCATTTCATGGTTTTCACTCAACTGTACGGTTTCTTCAATCATGTCTGGTGAATTCATACCAGATACAAGCCTAAATAGTCTTTCTTGAGTAGAAACTGGTGGTCCAGAATACTCGGGTGGTTTGGTGATATACTTATGGATTCGCTTGATATTATATGATCTAAGGTAGTTAAATAGTACTTCGTAGTAATTACTCGGGGTCACAAGCCCTAACTGCATCCAAGTTGGATTTAGTAGAGTTTGCATCATCAGGGTGGCCCGTTGTTGCTTTTCAGCCTCACTTGCACCCATCATATCGACTTCGATGTTAAAATCGTAGTCGCCCATTAGATCTTCCCGTCTTACATCACCAAATACTGGGTTTCCGTCTTCACCCATAACCCTATAAAACAGGTTATTCGGCATGCGCTCACGACACATAATGAACAAGGCGTTAAGTGCGTTACCAATGCATAAGGCAATTCTGTCTAGATGCGGGTTTAGCTGGATATTAGACTGTCTATCCACAACTGATGCACCGGTTGCGTTACGCATTGCACCGGCAACACCTTTTTGGCTGAAATTCCCTAGGGCAATATCATTGATCGGAAGTATTTCAGTTCCGTAAGCCCTTAAAGACTGCTCTTCCTGTACACCAAAGTCACCTAGGTAAGGGAATGAGGTGAACTTCACATCATTTGGGTCTTCTACTGGTACTAACTCTCCTGGCTCAACCCTGAAGGTATCTGGTTTCAAGGTTGAAGAGGAGCGGTACACACCAAATTGCAATGATGAAAGTAATCCATTGTCCATTTTTAACTGATGCATCGCATCCATGTACATGCTGATGGAATAGAGTAGCTCAGAAACCCCTAGTCCGTAGGCTCTTTCCCTAGCTGGCATGAAATCAGCCTTAAAGAAGGGCCTTTTGCCGTTGGGGCTAATACGGTAAAGGTAAGTCCAACCTAAAAATGTAGAGCTTGCCTCATGGTACCAATATACAATCTCTTGTTGCTTGGTTTTGATGTCATCCATATCTTCGTCGGTGACTTCATCAGTAATATACGCTTTAGTGTAGAACTCGATAATTGAATGGTTATACGTGTCGTAGCGAATAGACTGACTTCCATTTAGCTGGCTGTTTACTCCCTCTAATCTTCCGATGTTTTGCTTGGAATGAGAGTTAGATGAGTACGAATCATCATTTGAAGTAATAGATGTTCTCTTTTGGATGGCCTCTTCGACTGCATCCATGTTGAACTTGCCTT